AGTTCTAAAGAATTATACAATTAAAAATATATTAGATCTTAAAGAAATTAAAGTAAATGATGATATAATATATGAACAAAAATACGATAAAAATATTAAGATATTAAATCAAATTACTGATTATTTTATATATCCATCTAGAATGAAATGTTTAATACAAGGTGAAAAACAATCATCATATGATATATTTATAGATGAATTATCAAAAAATAAAGATTTAAATTATCAACAAAAAAAAGAAGTTTTATATAAAATGAAAAAACATCCAAATTGTTCTTTATTACATTTTCAAAGATTAATTCATCTATTAAAAAAAATGATGAATAATAAAAAAGATATTAAATATCTTGATTGCTCATCTGGATGGGGAGATAGAATGATTGCATCATTATTATTAGGTATTTCAGAATATGTTGGATATGATCCAAATATAGATTTAGAAGAAGGACATTCTGAAATAATAGATTATTTTAAAGATGATTTGTTTAGTTATTATGGATCAAAAGAAAGTAAATTCATAAATTATAAAGTTATATATAAACCCTTTGAATATGAATATTATGAGGAAAAAAACTATGAAAATTATTTTGATATATGTGTATCATCACCTCCATTTTTTAGAGTAGAAATATATTCAGTTAAAAGTGAGCAATCAATAAATAGTTATAGAAGTATGGATTCTTGGTTATATAATTTTTTAATTCCTTCATTTAAAAAGATTATGAAATTATTAAAAAATTCTGGATATTTATGTTGGTATATTGAAGATCGTCCTGATTATAAATATGTAGATACTTTATTTGATGAAGTAAATAAATTAGGAATATGTAAATATATTAATAAAATTGGTTATAAATATGATGATAATAATGCTGTAAGATATTTCTGTATATGGCAGAAACTGTAAATATTATTATAATATAAAATTATAACAATATATTTATAATGTCAGTATTAAATTTACAAAAGCTCCTACATACTATTTTATTAAGATCTCCATCAAATTTATTTGATGAGTTTATCACGGAATGTCAAAAGATTTATAATCAACCAGCTCATACATTCACTGAATTAAGAACTAGAGAAAATCGAAAAATTAAGGGAGATGTATTTGAAATGTTTTGTGTATTATATTTAGAGTATGTTAAAAATTATCAGAAAGTTTGGAGACTAGAAGATGTCCCAGAAGAGATACTTCAAACACTTAAATTGAAGAGACGTGATATGGGAATAGATATAATTGTAGAACATAATAATGAGTATTATGGTGTTCAATGTAAATATAAGAAGCATACAGTTGGAAGAAAGAATTGTTTATCATGGAGATCATTATCTACATTTTATGCTTTATGTTTGAGAACTGGGCCATGGAATAAATATATTGTTATGACAAATTGTGATTATGCTAAACATGAAGGAGTTAAGACAGAAAAAGACTTATCAATGTGTATTGGAACATTTAGAGGAATATCAAAAGAAGAATGGGTGAAAATGTGTGAAATTGAAGGGGATGTTTTAGGAAATACTATTGGGAAAGAAGTTCTAAAGACAGAAATAATTCAGGAAACAATTCCAACTAAACCAATCAATAAAGATACACCAAGTTTAGCAGAGTTAAGATTATTAAGAGTTGCATATTATAATAAAAGAACAGATATATAAACAATCCAATATAAGAATTTAATAATATTAATATTATGGAATTCCATCACACGGTTGCGTAGCTCAGTTGGTTAGAGCGTCTGGCTGTTATTAATAAGAAATCTTATTTGATACCGGAAGGTCGCAGGTTCGAACCCTGCCGTGACCGATTACATAATTTAATTATATATTAATATAATTAAAATTTGTTATAGTTAATTAGGAGTTCATCGCCTTTTTTAATATTTTTGTTAGTTTTAAAAACGGCAAATTTGCATTTAGGGTCAAATGTTATATTTATGTTAGGTTTATCAGAAAAATTCATATAGTATGTTATATCAAGGGAATTCAATCCTTCGCTGGGAATATCATAAAATCCATCTTCATCTTCTCCTAAAAAGTCATCTAACATTTTTATAATATTTTTATTAATATTTGAGAGATCGTTTTTATGAATTTTTGTATATTTATTAATACCGCATTTACTAGATGTATGTTCAAATGGATTTGTATCTTTTGGAATATCTACAACAGCAAATACTCCAACTCCATGTAATTTACTTGGCATAATTCTACAATATGTTTTATTAAGATTATCAATTAATTTATTCTTACTCATATATTATATAAATATAAAAGTTAAACAATAATAAATATTATTAATGAATACTATCCAAGAATCGCTCTCATTTGATGATGTATTAATTGAACCAAGATTTTCAGATGTTCAATCAAGAAAGACAGTTCAATTAAAGTCTCAATTAACAAAAAATATTTCCTTATATTTACCACTAATTTCATCACCCATGGACACAATAACAGAATCAAGTATGGCTATCACAATGGCATCAAATGGTGGATTAGGAATAATTCATCGTTATAATACGATTGAGTATCAAGTAAATGAAATAAAAAAGGTGAAGAGACATTTATCATTTATAATTGAGAATCCTTATACAATATTAGAGACAGAAACAGTGAATGATTTATATAGATATATTAAGAAATGTAACATTCATAGTTTTTTGGTGACAAATTATAACAATGAATTATGTGGAATAATAACAAATAGAGATTTAAATGCTCATTTGATGACAGATAATTCAAATGATACATTAATAAAAGATATTATGACTACATCAGAAAATTTACACACAGTTTCAAATCCAATTACGAGACAGGAAGCGATAGAAATAATGAATAAGTATAAGATAGAAAAACTACCTGTAGTTGAGGGTAATAAAATAATTGGATTAATTAATTATAAAACTCTTATATCTTATGAAATGAATAAGGATAAATATTCTTTGGATAAAAATGGTAAGTTATTGGTTGGTGGAGCAATTGGAATTGTTGATGATTATTTAGAAAGAGCAAAAGCACTTGTTGATGCAGGATGTGATTTATTAGGTGTTGATGTGGCAAATGGATATAATACAACTGTTAAACAAGTTATACAAAAATTAAAAACATTATATCCGAATGTTGATATAATGAGTGGGAATGTTTGCTCACCTGAAGGATTTGAATTTTTATGTAAAGCTGGTGCAGATTGTATTCGTGTAGGAATTGGTAATGGTTCAATTTGTTCAACAAGATTAGTAACTGGTGTTGGATCAGGACAATTTACATCATTAATGAAATGCCGTCAAATTGCTAGAAAATATAATGTTGGTATGATTTCAGATGGTGGTCATTTAGGAAAGGATGGAAATATATCAAAGGCATTTGTTGTTGGATCAAATGCGATGATATTAGGAAAGACAATTGCGGCAACGGACGAGACACCGGGTAATATAATTTTTAGAAATAATCGTCGTGTGAAATCATATCGTGGGATGGCGTCAGCGATGGCAATGTTATCAAAAGCGGAATTAACAAATAAGGAGTATAATAACAATAATAATCAAAATCCTGAAGGAGCGGATATTGAGGTGGAAATTAAAGGACCAGTAAAAGATATATTACAAAGAATAGAGTCTAGTATAAAGAGTACGATGAGTTATTTGGGATGTCATAATACAGCAAAATTAAGAGAAATAGAAAATGAAATTGTTTATAATAGACAATCTAGTGGAGTAATGAATGAAACTTCCATACGTGGAAAGATGTTATAAATTAATTTTCTTGACCTGCTTGTTACTAACAAAACTAACAGATCCTGCCTTGTCACCGTGGAGAAGATTTTTGACTTTACAATAGTTAATACCAATATTATTAAATTTGTATTTACTATTATCCTTTACTAGTTGAGATGCATACATAATTTCTTCGCTACTAATATCACTTTTACAAATAATGACGTGACAAGATGGGAACTTTTCAAGATGAAACCAAAACCATTCATTTTCTGAGTTCTTTATAAGGTCGGTATTATCTTTATCATTTTGACCTATTCTATAAATAGTCCCTTCTATAATAACCTCCTTCATTTTAGTTAAAAGTTATGAAATTATAAAGAATATAGAGACAAAAAAAATTGATTTTTCAATTTTTTATATAAAGATAAGTAAATTTATTATATTACAAAATGACTGAAAGCGCTAAACTCTACACAACGTTTGATGAGATGGGACTTAAAGATCCCCTATTAAGAGGAATTTATTCGTACGGCTTTGAAAGACCGTCATATATTCAACAGAAAGCAATTGTTCCAATGATATCAGGTCGTGATATCATTGCGCAAGGCCAATCTGGAACTGGTAAAACTGCTACATTTGCAATTAGTATGTTACAGCAATTGGATTTTTCTGGAACTGCTAAGTGTCAATCAATAATTTTATCTCCAACTAAAGAACTTGCTGAACAGACATGTAATGTAGTTTCAAAAATTGGAGAGCAATTAAAAGTAAAAACACATTTATGTATTGGAGGTAAGTCTGTTAAAAATGATATTGATGCATTTCGCGATGGTATTCATGTAATGGTTGGTACTCCCGGACGTGTATATGATCTATTAAATCGTGGAGTAATTGATGGTAAGAATATTAAAGTATTAATTATCGATGAAGCAGATGCGATGCTTGATCGCGGATTTAAGGAACAGTTATATCATATTCTAAAAAGTGGATTATCAGATGATATGCAGATCTGTTTATTTTCTGCAACTCTATCTGACGAGACTCTTGAAATTACAAATAAGTTTATGAATGAGCCAGTTCAAATTCTTGTTAAGAAGGATGATGTTCCTGTTGAAGGAATTAAGCAACACTATATTAATATTGATAAGGAGGAATTTAAATTAGAAGTATTGCTTGATATCTATGAACATCTCGCAGTAAGTCAATCTATTATTTTTTGTAATTCTAAATCAAAGGTAAATTGGTTATTTGACAAACTAAAAGAACAAAAGTTTCCTGCAGGAGAAATCCATGGTGAAATGAAAATTGATGAGCGAGAGGCTATCATGGAACGTTTTAGACATGGTCAAATTAAAGTTCTTATAGCAACTGATATGCTTGCACGTGGTATTGATGTTCAAGGTATTTCTATTGTAATTAACTATGATGTACCAAATAATCGTGAGAATTATATTCATAGAATTGGTCGTGCTGGAAGATATGGTCGTAAGGGAACAGCAGTAAATTTTATTACACCAAATGATGGAAAGTATATCAAGGATATTGAGACATATTTCTCAATTAAGATGAATCCTCTATCATCTCTCGCTGATTTAAAGTAAATTTTTTTATAAATAATATATATAAATAATATAATATATATAAATAATATATATACATGATTATAATACCGATTGGTATAGATTGTGGAAATCCAATTTTATTAATAAAATATTCTTTAAGACGTTTTTCATTTCCATTTGATTGGACTGTTACATATAATGGTGTTTCTAAATGTTTTGATGATAATTTTTTAAATTTTATTCCAACTGATATTACAAATAGGATAAATGATTATGATATGTGTTTTGTTCATGATTTTAAAAATGAAACATTTGATAATGATAAAATAAAATATACAAGAAGAATAAAGAGATTAATAAATATTTTAGAAAATGATGAAGAAATAATTTTTTTAAGAAAAGGTCATGCAATACATAATCATGATGAATATAATGGTAGATTTACTAATATAAAAAATGATATTGATGATGCAAAAGATTTAGAAAAAGTTTTTTCAAAAAAATATAAAAATTTAAATTATAAAATAATTGTAATATTAGTTTGTGAGAAATGTTTTGATCCAACTAAAGTATATGATAGTAATTCTGACAGAATAGATATATATAATATAGCAACAACAAAGATTTCTGAGATTGATACTAAATTTGAAAAGTGTATACGTAATATTTTTTATAGATTCATTTATAATAATAATTGATTCACTATATTATTAAATGTATGATTTTTATTTATAAATAATACATCGATTTGCATATTAAAATTATTTATATAATGATTATCAATTATATCATATATTATAAATCCGATTGAGTTCATAAATATTATATGTTCTAAAAAATTTGGTACACCCTCATTATATTGACCAAATAAAGGTATTTCTAAAATTATAAAATCTGTTTTATGTAATATAGTAGTAGAACCTTTTAATATAGGAATTTCCGCACCTTGACAATCTATTTTTATTAAAATATTTTTTGATTCTTCAAAAAGATTATTTTTAAAAATATGAGTATTTAAGTCAATTGTTTCTCTTTTAATAATTTCACAATTTTTAAAATGATATGTTTTTTCTCTAAATATTGAATCACCTGTATTTTTCATTTGATACCAGTTTACAATATCTATTTTGTCATTTAATAAAATATTATATACTTTAATATTTTTATCATTTTTAAATTTATTTAATTCTATATAGTCAATTCCCTCAAATAAATAAAATTTAGAATCATTGTAAATTTCTTTTATATTATTTGTCCAATTACCATGATGTGCTCCAATATCTAATATTGTATCTGGATAATAACCTTTTTGTTTAAGAATAAGAATTTTATCAAACATTTTATATATATCAATTATATTTTTTTCTGAATTATTGAACAAATATTATATTTGTATTATAAGAATTTAAAAATATGTATGTAATATTTTATAAAGAAATTTAATATAAAAGAATAACTCATAATAATAATATTATTATCATGAGTAAGTTTGTTATTGGTATAGACTTGGGAACAACATACAGTGCTGTAGGTGTTTGGCAAAATGATCGCGTAGAAATTATTGCAAACGATCAAGGTAATAGAACAACACCATCATGGGTATCGTTTAGTGACAGTGGTGAAAGACTTGTTGGAGAGAGTGCCAAAGGTCAATCAGTATCAAATCAAAAGAATACATTTTTTGACGTTAAGCGTTTAATTGGAAGAAACTTTAGTGATTCAATTGTACAAAAGGAAATTAAGAATATGCCCTTTAAGGTAACTGTTGGATCAAATGACAGAGTTTTAATTGAAGCAACTGTAAATGGTGAAACAAAACAATTCTCACCAGAAGAATTATCAGCAATGGTATTAGTCAAGATGAAGCAAACTGCTGAGTCTTTTCTTGGCAAGACAGTAACTGATGCTGTTGTAACAGTTCCGGCATACTTCAATGATTCTCAACGTAAGGCGACAAAAGATGCTGGTACAATTGCTGGATTAAATGTAATCCGTATTATTAATGAGCCGACTGCTGCTGCACTTGCGTATGGTCTTGATAAGAAAGGTGAGAGAAATGTATTAATTTTCGACTGTGGAGGTGGTACTCATGATGTAACACTTTTATCAATCGACGATGGAGTATTCGAAGTAAAGGCAACTGCTGGAGATGGTCACTTAGGTGGTGAAGATTTTGATCAACGTCTTGTAGACTACTGTTGTATCGAGTATCAAAAGAAGTACAAGGAGGATATTTCCAAGAACATGAAAGCCAGAAGACGTCTTCAAAATGCTTGCGAAAGAGCAAAGAGATCATTATCAACTGCAATGACAACAAATATTGAAATTGATTCATTACACAATGGCAATGATTTCAATACTGTTGTTTCAAGGGCAAAGTTTGAGCAATTATGCGAAGATTTATTCAGAAAGACAATGACACCAGTTGAACAAGTAATGAAAGATTCTAAGATGTCAAAGGATCAAGTACATGATATTGTTTTAGTTGGTGGATCAACAAGAGTTCCAAAGGTTCAACAACTCTTACGTGATTATTTCAATGGTAAAGAATTATGTCAATCAGTGAATCCAGATGAGGCGGTTGCTTATGGTGCTGCCGTTCAAGCGGCAATTCTTGGGGGAGTAAAGGATGAGAAACTCGAGTCATTAATTGTTCTCGATGTAACTCCTCTTACACTTGGAATTGAGACATCTGGAAATGTAATGACGCCATTAATTACAAGAAATACAACAATCCCTACAAAGAAGTCTCAAACATTCAGTACATATTCTGACAATCAACCTGCGGCAACAATTCGTGTCTTCCAAGGAGAGAGACCATTAACCAAGGATAATCATAAACTTGGAGAGTTTCAACTTGATGGAATTCCGCCAATGCCCAGAGGAGTTCCTCAATTAGAAGTGACATATGATATTGATGCAAATGGAATTCTTACAGTGACAGCATTAGAGAAGTCAACAAGTAAGTCACAAAAATTGACAATTCAAACGAGTGGAAATGCATTAACTAAGGAACAAATTGATAAAATGGTTGAAGAAGCAGAAAAGTTCAAGGAAGAAGATGAACTATTCAGAAAGAAGATTGAGGCGAAGAATAAATTAGAGGGAATGGTTTATGGAATGAAATCGGCACTTGATGAAGAGAAATTAAAAACATCAATACCCGAGGATGAAATGACAAAATTAAAACAATTTGTCGAAGATACATTTAAGTGGATGGAAAGTGAACATACAACTGAAGAATACGAGTCAAAACAAAAGGAATTAAATGAAGTATTTAATCCGATGAAATATGCAAGTCAAGGAGCACCTCAAGGAGTACCAACAGATGTGCCAGGTCCTAAAGTTGAGGAAGTTGATTAATAAAAATAATTAAAATTAGATTTATCATATTTTGTACCAAGTCCCATACATGCTGTATGTCCCCATATTGGTAAATATACATCTGTGTGATTTCCAAAAAATAAAGAAGATAATGCAAAACAACTTCTAGATAAAATGACAACTTTACATTGAGTAAGTAAAAATAAATCATAACTTGGATCATCACTTTGTATATATTCATATGGAAATTCGTGTATTTCTCCTGGATTAGTAATAATAAGTTTTCTATAATTTGGATATTTTAGTGAAACAATCTCTATTTGGTTTAATATTTTTTCAGTACTAAGTGGAGATTGACGATTATAATAAAAAAGAGGAAAATTATAGTTTGTGTCATCATTATTAACCGCATCTTTATAATAATTACTACATACTCTTCCGTCATAGTCACTACATCCTTTTGTATCATCTAATCTTAAATGAATTAATATTGTTTTATCTGGATTAAATGGAACATTATATTTTTTAGTCATTTGATTATATTTAATATTATTAAATATATGATATTTAAAATATGAAAATAAATCAGAATTTATAATTTTTGATGTATTAGTTAAATGAAACATAGCACCATAATTCCAATGATTGTATTTATTTGGGATTATAATTTTAATGTTGTCATCTATTTTATCTTTATTATATTCATCAATATAATCGAATAAATATT